TACAGAGCATTGCTCTATATACCTACGGAGCACTGCTCTCTATCATACGGAGCATTGCTCTCTATGGTACGGAGCAGTACTCCCTAATAAAAGAAATTGACAAAATGAAACCAAATGAAAGTATATATCAGTGGTGCCATGAGTTGCATCAACAGGGAAAAGTACATGAAACGCTTTGCGATTGCTGATCGCATATTACGTGAGCATGGTCACACCACCATCAACCCGACAAGAGTATGGGTGTGCCGATGGCCGTGGCTATACATAATTGTTGGCTACGAGCTGACACTACTCTACGACCTCTGGCTCCTGATGACTCGAGCAGATGCCGTCGTATTTATCGAAGGATGGCAAGGAAGCCGTGGCGCAAGCATAGAACACTATGTCAGTCAGTGGTTTTCTCTTTGTGGAGTAAATCAAATAACCAAACGTGAAATAGACGAAGAAATCAAAAAATCATAAAATCATCGGGACAATGACAAACGAACAGAAGAACGAATATCAAGAGTTTCTCGAACAGAAGAAACAGACGAGAGTAGAGAGCGGCTTTGAGGTGAGCGAAGAAAACCTGAATCCCGCTCTCTTTCCATTTCAAAAGTATTGTGTAAAACGTGCGCTGGCTGCTGGCAAGTTTGCACTCTTTGAGGATTGCGGACTCGGTAAGACCATCCAACAGCTGGAGTGGGGGCAGAAGGTATGCGAACGCATAGACCGGCCTATTCTCATACTTGCACCTTTGGCTGTTATCTCGCAGACCATCAAGGAGGGCGAGAAGTTCGGCTACCAGGTAACCGAGCTCAGTGAAACTCAATTCAGCGAAGACCTCGACACCGGCATCTACATCACGAACTATGACAACATGGAACACATCGACGCATATCACTTTGGCGGCGTTGTGCTTGACGAGTCATCTATCCTGAAAAATTTCCAGGGAAAGACGCGCACCGCACTCATCGATGAGTTCCGCAATACTCCTTACAAACTCGCATGCACGGCAACACCTTCACCGAACGACACGACTGAGATATGCAACCATTCAGAGTTTCTCGACGTGATGAGCCGAACGGAGATGCTTGCCATGTATTTTGTGCATGACGGAGGCAGCACGTCTGACTGGAGGCTGAAAGGGCACGCAAAGCAATCATTCTGGGATTTCGTTTCGACGTGGGCCGTCATGTTGAACAAACCATCCGACATTGGGTTCAACGATGACGGCTACGACTTGCCACCTCTGAACGTGGTTCAGGAGATAGTCGAAACACCGAAGCGAGACAACGGAATGCTATTCAATCCAACAGCAGTTAGTGCAACTGACTTTCATAAAGAACTGCGAGAAACCTATCAAATCCGTCTCGATCGTGTGGCAGAGATGGTGAAAGCGAAGCCGGATGAAAACTTCATCATTTGGATTGGCCATGATGACGAAGGAAAGTACCTTCGTAACTTACTGCCGGATGCCGTCGAGGTAAAGGGTTCTGACTCGAAGCAATTCAAAAAAGAAATGTTGCTTGGATTCGGCATCGGCAAGTTCCGCATTCTTATCACGAAGCTGAAGATTGCGCAGTTCGGTTTGAACTATCAAAATTGCCACAACCAGATATATGCCTCGCTCGACTTCTCATTTGAAGCAACATATCAAGGCATCCGTCGTTCATATCGTTTTGGGCAGACTGAGACGGTAAATATCTATTTGATCACCACGGACACCATGCTCAATGTGAAAGATTCCTTCGACAAGAAGCAGGCGGCATTCCGCGAAATGCAACAGGCGATGACAACCGCCATGAACCGCAATATCAAAAATCAAATATCACTCCATCGCATGGAAGTAAGCAACGAATATTCAAGTGAACAATGCCACATTAAACTCGGCGACTGCGTGAAGCTCATTCAGGACGTACCAGATGAGTCGATTGGATTCAGCATCTTTTCTCCACCATTCGCAGAGCTCTACACATACTCTGATAAACTGGAGGATATGGGCAACTCAAAAGATTATAAGGAGTTTTTTACCGCATTCAAGTTCCTCGTATCTGAACTCTATCGAGTGATGTGGGCTGGACGCAATGTGGCTGTTCATTGCATGGACTTGCCAATACAAAAAGGGAAAGAAGGATACATCGGCCTGCGAGATTTCTCGGGCATGATACTGCAAGCATTCGAGGAAGTAGGATTCGTTTACCATAGCCGCGTAACGATATGGAAGAACCCTGTCACCGAGATGCAGCGCACAAAGGCTCTCGGACTGCTTCACAAACAGGTGAAAAAAGATTCAGCGATGAGCAGAGTCGGAATCCCCGACTATTTGATGGTGTTCCGAAAAGAGGGCGAACACGATCACCCCGTTCATTGTGACATCTCTGTTGACACATGGCAGAAGTGGGCATCGCCCGTGTGGATGGACATTGACTACAGCAACACACTCAATGCTCAGAGCGGACGCGACTCAAACGATGAGAAGCACATTTGCCCGTTACAGCTTGACACTATAGAGCGAGCCATTAACCTATGGACCAACGAGGGCGACACGGTATTAACTCCATTCCTCGGTATCGGTTCAGAGGTCTATTCAGCAATCAAACTGCATCGGTTCGGTATTGGATTCGAGTTGAAAGAGTCTTATTTCAACGAGGCAATAAAGAATTGCAAGAGCATAGAGTTTAAGACAAAACAACCTACTCTGTTCGGGTAGCATGTCCCGTGGGCGGCGGGTGAATATACCCGTCGCCCCATTAACGAATAGACTATGGCAAAGAAAAAGACATACATCGACATGATACGTGAGCAGGTGAAGGCCGACCACAATGGGAGTGTGCCGAAGCACCTGGAACTCACCATCAGGAACTATGCCACGGCGCTGGAGCTCCGCGACGTGTACCGTGATAAGGTGATGGAAAAGCCGACCATCGTGGAGCATGGTTCGCAGGGCAACACGATGACGAAGCAGAATCCGTTGTGCAGTCTGCTCTACCAGCAAGAGTTGCTCTGTCTGAACTATGCGAAGGCACTTGGCGGCACGGCTGCGAAGGCTGCTACAAAGACCGAACCCGTGGAGAACGTCGGCGACGACGATCCGATGGCAAACTTTTACAAGAACAAGAAATGAACATCAGCGAAAAACGACAAGCACATGAGCTGCTCTCCTTCCACGTCAGGAAGCAGTGGCAGCAGATCAGCGACATCGACGACCGGCTCTGCACCTATCTCGAGCACTTGGTGTTCCACCCTGAGTGGCACAATGCCTACGAGATATTGGGTGCCGTGAAATTCTTACGGCTGTTGCGCACCTACGAGATCGACGTGGACACGCTGCGCGATGTGATCTACAAGTATGAGGGCGAATGGGAACAGACCGACAACGGATGGGCACACGTCAGCGGTGGCCTTCGGCACCCTGGCACCACTGGTCCCGCTTACTACCGTCTGCAACCATTCCAGGTGTTCGTGCTCGCCTCGATGTTCCTGCTGAAGGCATGGGTAAACACGGAGGCAGAGGCGGGCTCTCGCATGCTGCTGCGCACGGAGCGACACATCAACGGCATCATCTACGACCTTCGCCGACTCTGCACGGAGTTCACGTTCTTCACACCTCGAAAGACCGCAAAGACGCAGCTGTCGGCATTCATTCAGTTCTGGTACTTCATGTCGGGCGACGAGAATGCAGAGTGCTATTGCTGTGCGAACGCAAGCGACCAAGCGAAGATTCTCTTCTCCCGCACACGCGACCTCATTCACCAGATGGACCCACGCGAGAAGCGCATCCGCTTCACGGCATCGCAGGTGAACTGGAAGCCGAACCAATTCCGCTCGGCATCGCTTACGGCGCTCTCTGCCGGTGGCAAGACGAAGGATGGACTCTTTGCCCAGCTGTGCTCGGCTGATGAGTACGGCAGCGCCGCTTACGTGAACGGTGCCTCCGACATGGGCAAGTTGGTGAGCGTGGTGGAGTCGTCGATGGGACCGCGACGGGAGCCGATGACGTTCATCTCTACGACGGCGGGCATCATCACACAAGGGCCGTTCATCGACAAACTCGCTGGCATGAAGCAGCTGCTCATGAAGGAACTCGACCCAGATGCCGTTCACGACTTGAGCACCGACCGTCAGGCGTGCCTGCTGCTGGAGCCCGACGAATGGGAACAGACCAACGAAGAGGTACTGCTCACGTCAAAGGATGTGCGCCGGAAGGTGAACCCGATGTTGGGCATCATCGTGCAGCACTCGTTCTACGAGGATGAGATCAGCAAAGCACGTCAGAACCCCGAGAAGATGAACGAGGTGATCTCGAAACTCTTCAACGTGTATCAGACCGGGCGCGTGACGCATTGGATAAAGAGCGACCGCATCCGACCGCTACAGGTGGCGAAGCGCATCACCGACTGCCAATACCAAGACGGTTGGCAGGTGTTCGTGGGCATGGACTTCTCGCAGGGCGACGACCTCTTCGCCGTGACCTACATGGCGGTGAACTACACGCCAGGGGAGTCGATGCGTGGCAGGTTCTTCGTCGACACCGACTGCTGGGTGCTGGAACATACGATGAACGGCAGCCCGAACCGTCCGCTTTATGAGCAATGGGTGGAGCAGGGGTGGCTGCATGTGTGCCCCGGTGAGGTGTTCGACTCCATGCACGCCATCAACCGCATCGCAGAGGTGAGCGGGCAGGGGGTGAACATCTGTGCATTCGGCTACGACCCTGCGCAGAGCGTGCAGCCCATCAACCAGCTGAAGGCGTGGTTGCAGACGCTCTTCCAGAGTCGTGGCGACTTCTCACCCCG